TCTAAGATATAGTTTTTTAACGAAAATATTTCGGTTTTTGTTGATACATTTGCCATAAAAGAAGTAACACTATCTTCTACATATTTATTTAATTTACTTTGATCTTTTAAATATTCGTTTATTTCAGGATCATCTATTTCTATATTATAATCGTCTATATTATCTTCTTCTTCAGAATTAAAGTCTTCTATCGGTTGCTGTTTTATTTGTTCAGGTAAATAATTTTTAGCATTCCAAGTATTCTCGTAATTAATTGTATTATTCTTAAGCGAATATTTAATATCCTCGAACCATTTATCTTTATGCGAAGTTATATCGTTATAAGCTTCATAATCTTGATTTAATAATTGAGCACAACAACCTGATATGAAAGGATTAACTTTTTTAAGTTTTTTTGGAACAATATATTTTAAAGCATTTACAAAGTTTATATATTTTACATCATTATTTGATTCATTCGATTTCTTTAATTGATTTACTAAGTTTCTATAAAATTTAGTATCTGTTTTTTCTAATGTATCTTTAATATTATCGTATAATACTTGCAATTCATTTAATTGATCTTGACATCTTGGATGTTTTTTAATTAATTTTGATAATTTCTTTTCTATATCTTTCTCTGTTGTAAAATATTCATTATCTGTTATATTTTTAAAATATTCATTATCTATTATATTCTTAAAACAACATATTATATACGCATATATTGATTTGGATTTTGGAAAAATTACTTTGCTATCAATTATATTAATTGGTTCTGTAAATTCATTAAATATATCATCACATTGTTCGCTTAATGTTATATCATCATAATTATTATTATAATAATTACTTTGTAATGTTACATATAAATAAAATAAAGCACATTCCGTTTTCTCAGTATCATTAAAAAGTTGCATATATTCTATCATATCATCCAAATTTATTTTTAAATCTTTACCTAATTCGTTTATTAATGTTTTTAAAAATATATTCTTATTATCTTGGTCTATTTTTGTTGTTTCAATATTTGGTCGCAATATATTACCCATTTCAATATAATTATCATCTATGTTATTTTCATCTTCATTATCTATTATTTCTATAAACTCTTTAGGAAACTTATATTCATTGTTAAATACTTTATCTATCGTATTACATATGTTTTTAACTTCTATTATTTCAGTATCTTTATTGTTTTTCAATTTTGTAAAGATTTTTATTAATCTTTCAATCTCTATTTTTTTTAAATAATCATTTGCATTTTTATATACATCTTCAATATCTATACTATTATCTGCTATGTTTTTATACAAATCTGTTAAATTGTTAAATATATCAGTTGCTTGTGGTGAATTAAGATTCTTTTCAGATAAATAATTTAATATGCTACTTATATTATCTTCTGTATAATTTTCTAAATTATCAATTATATATTTATTTATATCATCATCCCAAAATACTATATTTTTCGCATTTAATACTGTAGGTTTTATTGCTTTTTCTTTTTTATCAGCAAGTTCAGGTATTTTATCATATTCTTCGTCTGTCATATTTTCAATATTTTTACCATAACGCCTCATCATATCATTAACATAATCAAAATCATTATCTTTAAAAGTTAAAGGAATATTACTATTTATTTCTTTAGGTATTTGGTGTAATTTAGAATATAAACTTTCATTTAATGATGTTTTATATAATTGTAAAATTTCAAGTGTCTTAAGATCATCCGGTATTGTAGTTCCTATTTTAAATTGCCTATCTGTATGAATAACATTAATAAAATTATCAATATAACTTGATTCAAAATTAAATGGATTATTAAATAAAGATTTTAATAAATCTTCTTTATTTTGAAAATTATTTTTATACATTTTCATATAATTTTCAAATAATCTTTCTTCATATTCAACATCATCTATTAATGTATATATATCTTCTAAACCTTTTGGTTTATTTACTAAATAATCATCTACATAATCATCTACAATGTCCTTTGATTTAGCTTCATTATCAAAAAATTCATTAAAATAATAGTATAAAGCATCTTTTGAAAATATATTTATAGCGTTTTCCAAGGTTGGTATATATTTAATTGAAATTTTTGGTAATTCATCTTCCATATTTTATTCTATTGTTTTATAAAAGTTTCTGTACTTGTTCTTTTATTAATTGTAATTTATTTTCAATTATTTCATTACATATTATTCCTAAAAAGTTTATATATTCTTCTTTACTTTTAGCATCTTTTAGTGTCATTCTTATTGTTAAAACTTTATCTAATGGATGTTTTACTATATAACCTATATAAGTGCAAATACAATTTTCAACAGTTTTTTTCTTAGATATCACATAATTATCAAATATATAAGATTGTATTATATTTCCAACTGTATCATTTTCATCAGGAATACTGAAATCATACGTTTCTTCATTATTTTCAAATTGGTCTATTGTTGATTTATCAATTAATATAGATAATTTACTTATTAAAATATCAATTGCTTTTAATAACATATATTTATGTGATATAGTATTATTAATAATTTCAAATTCTAATACATATTCACCTTCATTATAATCTTGCTCTTGTTCTATAATACTTTTTGTATTTGTAAAAGGCACTTTAGGTTTATTATACACTGTTGATCCTGATACTATATTAAAAGAAGCATTCTTTCTGCCAGTTTCTTTAACAGCTTCCGCTTTTAAGTGTAAACATTCGTTTTTACGTAATTTAGTAATTGTAATATATGGTTTTTTAAAGAAGTTTGGAACTTGTTTGTTTTCCATAGTAACAATAAGATCTTGAGTGGTAATTATTTTTATATTCTCAGCACAACTAACATTTAATTCAATTTCTAATTTATGTTCGCCTAACATATAGTTATCATTATATTTTTCACTTACATCTAATGGTATTAATGCTATACGATTTGTTATAATTTCATTATTTAACACTGTAGTATTTTCTATAATATTTACAGTGGTATCAATACCATTCCCTATAAATCCTAAAATTGGAATATCCATTAATAATATACGTCTAATACCATTTAATATTGATAAATCAATATCTGCTGTTTCAACAGATATTCTATTTAATTTTTTATCATAACTGAAATTACTTAACATTTATTTTAATGATATAAATAAATCATTTTTATATAAAACTGTATTCCTATTAATACTATTAAAAAATGTTATTATTTTATAGCGATCAATGTAGTCATTGCACTATGTTAATAGAAACATTAAAGACATTAGATAAACAAAAACTAGTTAAACTTATATCAGTTGATTATTTAAAATCAAACCAAATTATATTTGATGTAAGAATTACACACGTTCCTGCAATGTTATTACCGGATTTTAATAAAATTATATTTGGTAAAGAAGTATTTGATCATTTACTATTACCTGGAAAAGGTGTTTTGTTAAAACCTAGTAATACAAACTTACAATCTACAAATGTTTTAGATTTATCTGAACCTTCAGGTATTGATTCATATATTTCTCAAAGTTATGAAAATATTGATGATAATGATAATTATCTAACCGGACCAGTTACTATTTGGGAAAACTTGGATGAAAAAACTAATGTAATACAACCTGATATTAAACCAATTGGTAATACTGATACTGAAAAATCGCATAAACAATTACCTAGTTTAGCTGAAATACAAAAAATGCGTGAATCCGCACTTCATTAAAAAAAGTTTAGATATAAAGATATTCAATAAATATATTAAGTAAAATGACAACTTACGTATTTAATCAATATTTCCTAACATTTATTAAAACTGTTAAAAAAAATGCTAAACCATTAAAAGAAAAAAAAGCGGTTGCTAGAGATATTTTAAACAAAATACACGCATTTTATAGCACATTTGATAATAAATCTAAAGATTATATTGAAGCCTATTCAACCGTTTTTACTGATTTTATTTGTAATCCTTTAGTTGAATGTAATAAAGAAGAACTTGATAAATGGTTTGAAGATAACGAAACTCTTAACATTCTTAACAATATTCCTATTAAAAATATTAAAGTTGTTTTTAAAAAAACTACAGTATTACATCAATTCTTATTAATATTTCATTTGTTTAAAAATACCGATTTAACCGAAGATAATATTAAAAATATTATGGAAAAACTTAAAGGCACTAGCACCATTGAAGATGATCTTATCCCTGAAAAATATCGCAAAATAGTTAATCGTATTGGAGAACTTGCTATTGAAAATAAAACTGGTTTTACTATGGAAGATATTGAAGATACTAGTATCGGTAAGTTAGCAAAAGAAATAATGGAAGATGTAGATATAGAAAAAGTTAAAAAATCTATAAATACCGAAGGTGATATATTAGGTGCATTATCTGATCCTGATAACGGTATTGGTAATTTAATTTCAGATGTTAGTCAAAAAATGGCAACTAAATTAAAAAGTGGAGAACTTAAACAAGATGCTCTATTAAAAGACGCTCTTAATATGGCGGGTAAATTACCTGGTATGAATGGCGGAGGTGGAGGTGATGGTCCGGATATTGGAAACATTATGAAAATGATGTCTGGAATGATGGGTGGTGCTAATATGCCTTCATCTCGTTCAATGCAACGTAAAATGGACAAAAAAACTAAATTAAAAAAGAAATTAGATAGTAAAAATAAAGAATGAGTATTTTTTGGCTAAATGATCCAACTGTATTATTTCAAGAAATACCTGATAAATTTACATTTATTGATAAATTAAACTTTATATTTTTAGGTGGGGTAATATTAAGTATTATTTTAGTTTTACTTAACAATTTTGATTTATCTTATTTATCTTTAGCTCTTATAGTTGCTATTATTACTTTCGTAATTTATCAACATAAATATGTTTATAATATTGAAAACTTTAAATCTAATTGCGTTATGCCTTCGGTCAATAATCCTTTTATGAATCCTAATGTTTTAGATACAACATATGCCAAACCTTGTGCTGTTGATAATGCGATTTTAAATACAAATTTTTATACTAATACCTTTCGAGATGTTAATGATTTTTATGAAAGAGGATTATCTGTAAGACAATTTCATACTGTTGCGGGTAAAACTATACCTAATGATCGTGATAGCCTTATGCAATGGTTATATAATTCAAATGATAATAAAAAATCCTGCAAACAAGGTAATAGTTCTAGATGTATTAAAAATATCAATTTAGATAGAGATGATTTAAGATTTGTTGGTCAATCTTCATAATATATTTGTTAATAATAAAATGGATGCTAAAGATGAAGAACCACATCAAATAATTGCAAGACAAATTCGAGCAATTATGGCAGAACTTGATAACATTGAAAGTAAATCAAAATCATCGCCTGTTAGTAGTATAAAATCCATACCTGTTAGTAGTATAAAACCCATTTCTGCTAGTAGTATAAAACAAGAAGCTATTGATCCAGATGATAGACGTATTATATCGCCTGGTAATTTAGGTGCTGTAACTGGAGAAACAAATGAAAGTATAACAACTGCAATAATTCAAATACTTGATGTTAATAATAGAAACCATATTAAAAAATTAAAACATTTAGCAAAACTTTTACATAAAATAGAATATTTTAAACAATATAATTTTTCATACATATATAAAATTTTAGTTTGGATTGCTTTGCGTATTTTAATTGATTCAAAAAAAGCTACGCTTGTAGGTTATGATGAATATAGTAAAAATGTTAATGAACAAATCGAATCCAGTGTTGGGAATACTCATAAAGACTCAGTTATAAATTTTTTGACAATTAAAAAACCATTTTATAGAATAATTACTTATGATCAATTATTATATTTATTTAATGGATATGCCAGCGTATTACGATTACAAGAAGTTAAAAAAACAAAAAAAAAAAAAACAAACGCTAATTATTAAATTGTTATAGATTAAAAAAAAAATAAAAAAAAAAAAAAAAAAAAAAAAAAAAAAAAA